CGGGCGAGATGGTGAACGGCGGGGCGCCCTCGGGTGAGATGAAGTCGACGCCCAGCTCGGCGCCGAAGATCCTCCTGATCGGGCGACCGCGCCACAGGGGCCGTGGCGCGCTCAGCTCGAGACCGATCAGCGCCCACCCAGATACGAACGGGTCACGCTCGAAGACGTATCCTCCGTCGAACACACCGGTGAGTTCTAGGCTGCGCGCCTGGTTTCCTTCGCCTACCGTCCACGTTCCAGCGTCGATCGGGTGGAACGAATCGAAGAATCGTCCGTGCTGATCGGCCCACTCGGTGGCCGACGCCGCCCGGAACAAAAGCGGCCAGTACACCTTGCGTTCTGGCAGCGCATAGCCCGTGAGCTCGACGCCAGGCACGAGCGGAGTCGACGACTTGAAGATCGTCATCTCCGGCATGTGCAGACCCTTCACGCCCCGAGCCAGGCGCGGGTTCACCGCACCTGGCCGGGTGAGCGGCCACACGACTCCGTCGACGCCGGTCCAGGTCATGCGACGAGGCAGCCCGAGACCGGCTGCGCCACCAGTTGACGTCGACGGAGCAGCGAAGACAATCGGCACGTGGAGCCTCCCTAGAGCGTCGGCGTCGACGGAAGTGCGTCGAGCAGCCGCATGAACTGCTCCCGCTCTTCGCGCGCGATCGCGGTCGGGTCGTACGAGTAGTACGTTCCGCTGTTGATCAGCTGCAGCGTCGGGCCAGGCGATGTCGATCGCGCAGCGACGGGCGCCCCGCCATCCGCTGTACGCACGACCTGCACGGGCGGATCCGTGCGCCAGATGCTCGACGGGATACTGATTGACCGCACGGGCCCACCGTCTGCGAGTCGAGGAAGCGCGCCGGCGGCGAGCAACCGGCGAAGCCGGTAGATCTCGCCATGACCGCCGGCAGCGCGCACCTCGGCCGCAGTAATCATGTGCTCGCCGTTGGACGCGAGGATCGGAACAAGGTCATCACGCGGCCCGCCCGGACCGACGATCGGGCCACCGCTTGCGAACCGGCCACCACCGTCCCGCATCCGAGTGCTGACGTAGATCGTCGCCTCTCGATCACGGGCCGCGGTCTTGATCTCTTCCTCAGCGTCGGACGTTGCTGCGTGTACGACGACTGTCCCGTCGGGGAGGGTTTCGATCCGGGTCGCGAGACCCTGGATCTTTCCCTGCTCCTCGACCGCGTTGGACCCGTAGGTCGTCGTTGCCTCGGGTGGAGTCTGCAGCACGGTGTCGATCAGCGCGCGCGCCTGGTCCTCGGTGAGTCCCATTGCCTCGAGCTGGTCACGCAGCGCGCCCGTCGCAGTCTGATAACGCTGGCCGAGGGTCTCCTGGCTTTCGCCGGCGAGCGCGGCCGCGTCGATCTCGTCGGACAGCGCGCTGATCGCGTTGCGCACCTGGTCTTCGAGCAGTCGCCCCGACTCCGATGCGCGCGCGTTCGTTGCGTCGAACCCGTCGAGTGCGATACGCGACCCGTCGGCGGAGTACCCGACGCCATCGATTGCTGATGCCAAACGCAGGGACGCGTCATTCAGGTAGCCCATCGCGACCACGGGCTCGCCGAAGGCGTTCAGCTTGTCTCGGGCGACGTCGATTGCGCTGCCGAGCTGGTCGCGCATTGTGTCCGCGGCGTCGCCAGTGCCCTTACTGAAGTCCAGCATCTTGTTGGCAAGGTCGGTGAGCCCCGCCGTCGCATCTGACTGGTCTCCGGGGGTGATCGCGTCGATGGCTGCCGAGGCCTGGGCCGCGCCGTACACGATGTCGGCGAGGCTCGCGGTGATCTCGCCGAGACCTTCGACCCCGGATGCTCCGGCCTCGATGAGCGAGTCACCGAAGTCGAGTGCACCGTTCGCGAGATCGAGGAAGAACTGCAGCAGGGGCCCTCGGTTCTCGGACACCCAATCCGCGGCGTCCCCGATGGGCTCGGCGAACGCCGACGCGAGGGCTCCCTTGATGCCCTCGGCGGCGACCTCGATGTTGCGCTGCGCCCGCTGGATGCGAGTCGCGTCGTTGTCCGACAGGGTGTCGAACATCCGGTCCGCAGCGCCGACGACGCCGTTGAGCTGATCCACGGCGTGGGTAAGGTCGAGCGCGAACAACGCCTCGCCCATGTCCTCGGCTTTGGTGCCGAACAGCTCGACGGCCGCCGCGTTGCGGACCACGGGGTCCTCGGTCTCGCGCAGCTTGTCGAGTACCTGCTGGAGCCCTTCACGTGCGCCGGCCCCGCCGGCGGCGATCTTGGCCGTCATTTCCTCGGCGGAGAAGCCCAGACGTTCGAAGCCGGCGGCCGACAACGTCGACGCGTCGGTCGCGCGGATCTGGAATTCCTTGAGCGCATCGGCGACGACGTCGGTGTTTCGGGCACCCTTCTCGAGTCCCTGGTTGATGAGACCGAGCATCTCCTCGCCGGTAAGCCCGAGCCGCCTGAGCACGACCGGATACTCGGTAAGGGTGTCGAGCAGGTCCTCGTTCCGGTTGAGGCCCTCGCGGGCGCCGGTCGCGATGATGTCGTACGCGCGCTGGGCGGACACAGCCATTCCGCTCGAGAGCAGCACCGACACGGCGGTAGCCGAACGGGTGACGTCCTCGTCCAAGACATCGGAGATCCCGGCGAGTCCTTGTACGACTTTCTGGGCGTCGCGGGTGGTGGCGTCTTCGTCGATGAGATCGAACTGCAGCGCGAGCCGGGTCGTGTTCATGTTCGACTCGATCGACTCGCCGAATGTGTTCGCGTAGGCCTCGGCCGCGACGCGCGCGAAGCGACCCGCGGACGCCTCGTCGATGCCGGTGAGCGCCTCAAGCCGGTCCTGGCGGACCTCGATCTGCAACGCGGACTGGAACTCCTTCGCGACGGTGTCGGCGACGGTGTGCGCGATGCCGGCGATCGCGCCCGCGATCGGGATCGACGCGAGCGCGCCGACGATGCCACCGACGAGCGCCGCGCCACCGCGGCGGCCGCCGTCACCGCCAGCGTCCTCGGCCGTGTCCGCGACCGCGTCGAGCGCTGCGTCCGCGAGTGACGTGTCGGCGTCGACCTCCATCGTGGCGCGCGCGGAGCGCAGCCCGTCGAGGTTTCGCTCGACCTTCCGCAGGCTGGCCTCGGCGCGGCTGATGTCCGCCGATACGTCGAGGTCCGTGGATACGGATCGCAGGTAGTCGAGGTTGCCCTGGATGCGGGCGAGGTTCTTCTCGCCCCGCTCGATGTTGGCGTCGACGCGTGCAATGACGTCCTGCGAGACGAGCCGTTTCGCTGCCGCCTCGACACGATCCATGCCGGCGATCGCGTCAGCCTCATCCGCGTTGACCTTCGCGGTGATCGGCTTCTTCTCGATGCGCTGGCCGGTGGCCTTGACGTTCTTCTCGGCGCGGTCGACGTCCTGGTCGTTGACGGTCAGCAACACCTCGACTTCACCGGCACGGTAGGCGTTGCCCATGGACCGTCACCTCCTGGTGAGAGCGCGGCGGAGGCGCGACTTCGAGTCGGGCTCCAACAGCGAGAAGAGTCGTGCCCGGATTCCGGGCCACGGCCTCGCTCGAACGGCCGGATCCCACAGGTCGATGCCGAGGTCCAGGAGGTCCGCGATCACGTATCGCCAGGCGGAGATGATTGCGGTGATCGAGTCGTCGATGGACGGCGGCGGGGTCTGGGTCGGATCCGTGAGTGTGTCCGGCAGCAGGTCCTCGGGGACGGGAAGGTAGTCGGGGTACCAGCCGTCAGCGTCGGGGACGGTGCCGGGTGCTGCGAACGGCGCCCAGTCCTCCGCCGTGACTAGCCTTTTCGCGGGGCACCACCGGCTTCGGCCGTGCTCTCCTCGTCGCTCGCCCGCGGGGACCACATCAGGGTCGCGAGGGCATCGGCGTACTTCTTGCCGCGGGCCCAGTAGAAGACCGCGTAGTAGGCCGCGCGGTCGATCGTCGTCGCGTTCAGACCCTTCGCCTTCATCTCGTCGAACGTGTCGCCGAGCGCCGGGTGATCGCCTGGTTGAATCTCGTCGAGTACGGCCTTGATCTCCGGCGGGATGACCGTGTCCTTCGGGACGATCCCGAGGTTGATCTCCCCACGCACGGCGAGGGCGAGGACCCGCACCGCGTCGTCCACGCTCGGGGGGCGCACCGTGAAGGTGTGCCCCCCGAGGTTCTTGAACGTGAGGTCCGGCGCCGCCCACTCGGAGAAGTCGACAGCGCTCACGGTCAGGCGCCGCGCGTGTAGGTGAACGTCGTGGAACCGGCGGGCGTCGTGACCGTGAGGTCGACTTCGCCTGCGTCGCCGACGGGCTGCTGGAACACCAGCGTCGCACCGTTGACCGGCAGGAACTCGACCGGGTCTCCGTCGACGGTGACCGCGGTGGCCGTGAGCAAACCGGAGCCGTTGACCGTGATCAGGTCGTTGTCGCCCTTGCCCTCCGTGACATACCCGATGACGGGTGCGGTCGCGCCCCACCCGAGGAAGGGGTTGGGGATCTCCTCGTAGGAGCCCTTGCCGGTGAGGGTGAAGCCGAGTACTTCGATCTCGCCGTTGGGGCCGGTGTTCTGTCGGGTCTTCGCGACGGTCGCGAAGCCGCGGCCGGCGTCGTTGGGGTTCGGGGCGCCGACGGCCGGCTTGTGATACCAGCGGTAGTCGATGACGGCGAGCTCGCCGACCGCCAACGGCTTGGTGCGTGCGAGCAGCGCCTCGACCTCGGGCAGAAACAATCCCGAGACGAGGTTGCGGTTGACCTGGACGTTGAACGAGTGGCCGAAGCCGCGCGCCGTGATGTCGTTGTTCGGCGAGCCGAGGTCGTCGTACGTCTGCGCATCCTGCGTCGTCTCCGTGTCAGCCGGCTGGTAGCCGGACATGCGACGGATCGGCTGCCAGGACGGACCCGCGTACGTGGCAAGGTTCAGGTCGATGCCGTACTCGAAGCTCTTGCCGATCGTGGTGCCTGCGGGAAGGGGAACGGGGTTACTCATTGCGTTGCCTCCGGGTTGTCGAGGATGATCTGGTAGTTGTCCGACCGCGATTCGCGACCGGTGTTGTCGGCCCCGAGGGGGCCATGTGAGACGCGACGCATGTCGCTGATCCCTCCCACCCGGGAGAGTTCGTGGAGCACGGCGAAGACGACGCCGGCAAGGTCATCGGCACCGGCGGGGTCGTACTCGCCGCCGCGGATTGTGAGCTGCGCGCGACGCGTGTGCAGGTCGTCGTCGGAGGACCAGTAGACGCGGACGCCGATGGCGCGCGCCGGCTTGGGCTGGACGGCGCCGTAGTAAATCCCGACCGATCCGACGGGGTAAGGCTCAGCGTCCGGCGCAGGGTCGTAGTGCCAGCCGGGAACACGACCGAGGAGGGCGCAGATCAGGTGGGTGAGTGCGACGTCATCCACCGCCGAGCCTCTTCCTGACCTCGCGTGCGACGGGCTCGGCCAGGTCGTACTCGAGGGCGGTGTTCTCGAGGTACTTCGCTTGCCCGCCGTCGTGGTGCTCGTAGTCGGTGCGCTCGTGTTGCAGCCAGGCATGTGGTGCGGTGAATTTGACGATCACGTCCATGTCGTCCGTGACGACGCGACCGGACTTGCGGAGCTCACCGTCGTCGACGGGCACGCGGTCGCGCGCCTCCTTCAGGACGTCGCGGCCGCCGGCACGGAGGCCGGCCACGGCGCCCTCTTCGACGACGGTCTTGATGCGGCCATGCATCTTCACGGCGACCTCCTCACTCGAGGGACAGGACGAGCTGGTCGCCCAACGGGGCGCCGTTCTCCTCGCGGGAGACGACGAGGACGGTCGCGGTGCGCTCGGCTGCTCTTCCGGGCCACACAGTGACTTCGGATCCGAGGGGCGCGTCGGTGTCGATGGGCACGGTGACTCGGCCGGTCGAGGTGACCTCGCGGCCGTCGGCGGTGCGAACGAGCCGGTGAGTGTCGTCGACCTCGGCAGGGATGTCGGTGACGGGCTCGCCCAGTCTCGGCCCGGCGCCGGCGCCTGCGCGGAGCGGACGAATGGTGACGCGGTGAGGCCACCAGAACGGGTCATCCCAGCTCACGAGTACTCGCCCTCCGGCCACATGTTGGCGAGCGGCCGGTCTTTCGGGAACGACCCAAGCGGGAGAGGTCGGGAGCTGCTGACTTCGCCGTCGCAGAGGGAGCGGAGATCGGCGATGTCGTCGTCGGTGAACGCGGACCGGATCTCGCGGAAGCTGATGTTGGTGCCGTTGCGCCCCTGGGACGCGACGACGCCCGTGCCCGCATCGATGGCGCGCTTCATCACGGCCTTGAGAATCGCGAGCGCCTCCGCCTTCGGCTCGCCATCATCCGGAAGCAGGAGCGCACACGGCGCGACCTGGCGGGTGCGGACAATCACTCGACGCGCGGTGTCCACATCGCCCCCGAGGTCCTGAAATCCGATCGGCATGGCGGGATCCCTTCGTCGGGGTGCGCTGTACGCCGCTGTGAGCGACTCAGGCGGCGGGACAGCCGATGGCGGGTGCGCGACGCGTTGACGCGGAGGCGCGGCGTCTGGCATCAGCCGTGAACGGTTTTTGGGGATCGGCCCCCGAAGCCCTCAGGCATCCGGGGGCCGATCGTTGTTCAGCGCTGGCTCGAGCTACTTCGCTGCCGTCGACCGAGCGGACCGCTTGGCCGGCGCATCCGGGGCGGCCGACAGGATCGGCACCCCGTTCTCGTCGGTCGGTGGCTTCGAGCCGTCGGCCAGCGTGACGTCGGCAGGCTGCGCCTTGCCGATCTCCGCCAGCTGAGCGGCGACCTCGACGGCCTTCTCCTCGACGATGCGTCGCGCGTCCGCGAGCTCGGCGTCCTTCGCGTCCTCCGCGGCCTGCACCGCGGCGTCCACGTCCTCCTGGGTGTAGAGGACGGGTTCGGGCTCCGGCTCGATCTCCTCGAGTTCAGCGATGAAGCCCTGCTTGCGCAGGCGCTTGAGCTGCGCCTTGTCGACACCCTCGGGCACGATCTCGCCGCGACGAACGAACGCAGCGACGCTGTTGGATCCGGCGCCGCCGATCGACACCTTCACGACGGCGGCGGTTGCGATGTGCAGTGTCATGCTCACGCCTCCGTTCCGGTGAGGTAGAACGCGGCGAGCGGGTCCGTCACGAGAGGCACGTGAACGTTGCGGGCCTGCAGGCGGGTCTTTTCCGCCTTGGCTTCGCGGATGCTCGCGATCTCCACACCGGTGTCGCCACCGATGGGCCGCATCTCCGGCGTCGGGATCTGCTCGCGGGCGATGCCACCGAAGCGACGTCGATCGATGAACAGCGGGTCGGGCAGGTCGTCGCCGTCGTCCGAGATCCAGGTGATTCCGGCCACCGTCGGGAACCCGTCCGTGAGCGCCTGACGGTCGTCCTTCGGGAGGATGTCAAGCAGCTCGGGGATGACCTCGGCGTACAGATCGCCCGGCAGCACGACGGTGTCAATGTCGTAGCCAAGCTTCTGCGCACGGACGCGCGCCTTGATGCGCAGCGCGTCCTTGTACACCTGCTTGCCGGTCGTCCACGCGGCGCCAGCGACGAGCGTGTTCGTGACGGACGATGCAATGACGCCGAGCGCCATGTCGTTCGCCGAGAACACGAGCTCCGTCTGCAGGAAGGTGAACGCATCGTCGACGGGCGCGCGCAAGAGTCGGCCGATCTGTTCGTCCGTGACCTCGGTTGCAAGGCCCTCCTTCACCGCCTGGTAGAACTCGTACTCCTCCTGCGACATCGGCGTGAGCTTGTACTCGCTGCCGGGCGCGACGATCTCGGCACCGCGGACGGTGCGGATGACCTCGTTCTTCGGCACGCCGATGGAGCCACCGACGATCGTGAACCGCTTCGTCAGCAGGTAGATGCCCAGGAACTGCTGGGCCGTCAGGATCTCCCCGAATCGACGAGCGACGAGCGTCGGCGACTTGAGGAATGCGATCACGTCGGCTGCCGTGACGTTGGCGAGCTGACTGGGCGTAAGCGGATAAGTCTGCATGGTGGTCTCCTTTCTCAGAGCTGGATGGCGCGAACGGTTGCGCCGTCCGCGGCGGACGTGAGGGCGAGGTAGACCGCGACGCCCGCGGCGAGCGTGCGGACCTTGCCGGCCGCTGCTGCTTCGAGGCGCTGTCCACGGGTGATGGCACCCGAGGCGATCAGCTCGTGGATGGGCTTGCCGACCTCGACGGTCGCCTTGTCGCCGACCGCCGCGTCGTGACCGGCTACGCCGACCACCTTCGCGGAGGCAGCGGCAGCGGGCGCGACCGACATGTCGGCGCTGCCGACCTCGACGACCTGGCCCGCGGTGACAGCCGCGGTGACGCCAAAGGTGACAGTGTCACCGGGGCGAAACAGCGGCAGGTAGCTCTTCGCCATGATCAGGCCTCGACCTTCTGCGCGGAGGGGTACACGCGGTTGTGGAGGGCCGACTCGGAGTCGGTCACCTCATCGGAGTGGCCGAGTTCGGCCACGGGCATCGCCGAGTTCTTCGGGAACTTCTCGAGCAGGTCGGTGATGCCCTGCTCGTCCTTGTCGAGCTGCGCACGCCACGAGTCCTTCGACTCGGCCGTGATGCGGCCCTCGTTCAGCGCCTTGGCCACGACGGCATCGCGGCGGTCGTTGATCTGCTGCTCTCGTGCAGCCACACCCGCGGCCGCGTTGGCACGCAGCTCCTCGACGGCGGCCGCGTCCATGACGATGGCACCGGCGGGGATGGGAGGGGCGACGATTGCGGTGGGTGCCGGGTTCGCCGTGAGTCGCTGGTCGAGCGCTGTGAGCAGCGACTCGTCCGTGGCGTCGGCATCGGTCACGCCGAGCCGCTCGCGGAGGCCAGCCTTGATGGTGTCGCTCATGTTGAGCTTCTCCTTCTGGTTGGGTTCACCCGGCTCGGACGAGCTCGGGAGCTTGTGGACCAGGGCCGCGGCTGCGGCGCCGGTCATGCGGGTGACGCGCGCCGAGACGCGGTCGTCGGCTTCGGGTTCAACCTGGATCACGACCAGCTCGTCCTCGCCACCGACAGACTCGGTCGGGCCCGCATCCTGGACGACACCGACCCGGTCGGCGAGACCGAGGGCCACCGCCTCAGCGGGCGTCATCCACGTCTCGGCGTCGAGCAGGGACTTCCAGTCCTTCTCGCCGGCCTTCTCCTGGTAGATGTCGATGATCGAGCGCTCGAGATTGTCGAGGATGTCGGCCGTCTTGCGCAGATCCTTCGCCTGCCCGTACGTGAACGTGAGCGGCGAGTGGATCATCATCTGCGATCCCGGCGACATAACCGTCTCGTCGCAGCCCGCGGCGATGAAAGACGCCGCTGATGCCGCCAACCCGTCGACCACTGCAGTCACGGTCGCCTTGTGCGCGCGGAAGCTGTTGAGGATCGACGTCGCCTCGAAGATCTCCCCACCGGGCGAGTTGATCCGCAGGATGATCTGCTCAACCGAGTCAGGCAGCGCATCGACCACCGCGAGAACGTCGGCCGCGGAGATACCCCACCACCCGCCCCACGAGTCGATCGGACCGTACATGCGGATCGTGGCGACCATCGCGCCTTCGTTAGACGGCGACGGCACGGTGATGGCGTTGAAGAACTCGACCTTGTTCTCCGGTGGGGTTCGGTCACCCCAGTACCGCGTCTCCTGCTTCGCGCTCACGCTGCCTCCTTGGGCTGGTTCTCGTTCCGCCTGACCGGCGGAGTGAGGTCGTCGGTGTCCATGACGGGGAGTCCGTACAGGGCTCGGAGGTGCGCCTCGAGGGCGGGGTTCCAGCGAATCGCGCCCGAATCGAGCAGTGCACGGATGGCTTCGGCGGTGGCGGGGTGCTCGGCGCCGATGGTCGCGGGGACCAGGCGCGGGGCGGGTTCCTGATCGCCGTAGTTCACGTCGACCAGATCCTCGATGACGTGCTGCTGCATCGTCTCGGCGATCTCCAATGTGATCGCGTTGAGCGAGTCCGTGAAGATGTCCGCGAAGGTATCGCCAAGCGCATATGACCCCGTCGAGTCATCGCCGCCGAGGTTCAGCACATGGGCGAGGACGGCACGACCGATCTGCTCGTCGTAATACCGGATCTGCTTATCGAGGTCTGGGACCTTGCCCGTCACGCCCTTGAAGTCGAACTGTGAACCGTTGGGCAGCGAGATGCCCGCGGCGTCGCCTGCGCGGGCACCCTTCGCGATGTTCAGGCCGCGCGCGATCTCCTCGTCGAGCCAAGCCTTGATCTGGTCGTAAGAGGCGTTAGCCGGCGGAGGTGCGCTCGTGTATGCCGGCAGGCCCAGACCGTTGCGCTCAGCGGCGAGCGCCTGCACCCGCAGCGTGCGGTCCTTGAGGAGCCACATCTTGTAGGCGGGGCGGAGCACGGAGACGCCGATCCAGTTCGCGCCCTCGCGCTCGTTCACGTAGACCACGAGCCGATCGACCGGGATCTTGACCCCGCCGACGGGCGCGGCGCTGAGCACGTTGACCAGCGACCCACTCGTGGATGAGTGGCTGAGCCCGACGCCGTGCTGCACGATGGCCGCGAGTCCTCCGTCGCGCTCGACCTTGAACTCCGCGATCGTGCGCGGCGGGCGGTAGGCCAGCTTCTTGAGGTGGGCCAGCCCGAACGCGTCGATCGAGTACACCTGCTCGAAGACCGCGTGCCCGAACACTCGGGACAGCAACGCCAGGCGGAGGTGCTCCCGCCACGAGAACCGACCCTTGGTGCGGAGCGGCGCCGTGAGCGTGCGGCCCTTGATCGCGATACCGAGATCCCGCGATACATGCTCGGCGACTTCCTCGCGCACCCCGGTCGCGTCAAGCGTCCACTCGATTCGAAGGATCGGCAGCATCATCGCGCGAAGCACAGAGATCACCTGCGAGTCCTCGCGACGCATCCTGTCGAACACGTCGTTCGACAGCGGCCACATCAGATCCGGGTTGGTCTCCTCGATCTCGGCGACCAGGCCGGCCCATCCGGGGATCCCGCCGGTCTGGTATCCGATCTCGGTCAACGGAGGCCTCCTGTCAGAACGCGGCGAGAGCTATGTCCGCCCTGTCGGTGAGCGCGATGTTTTCGCGGGTGACGATCTGTGCCGCGGGCGGCGGCGGCGCGATGACTGGCGCCGGGGGCGGGTTGAGCACCTCGAGCCCGTAGAGGGCTTCGGTCATGGCGACCAGACCGGCGATATCGACGGGCTGCGACTTGTGCCGCGACCAAGCGAGGTTCTCGGCGTACTGGGTGACAACGCCGCCCTCGATGGCCAGGTCGACCGCCGGCTGCTCGAGGATGACGAGTCGGCGATCGCGCACGCGATCGCGCAGCTGACCGGTCGCGGCCGCGAACGCTCCACCGTCTATGGCGTGGACGTGCAACCCGCGCTCCTGGAGCGGCTCGATGAACTCCTTCGCGGCCGTGCCGCGCGCCTGCACGACGACCTCGTTGTGGCCGGACTTCGCTGCGAGCTCGGCCATGTAATCGGGCACCCAGAGCATGCCGGCGCGCCGGAGGCGGACGGTCGTGAACGGACGCCCGTCTGCGGTCATCACCGCGGCCGCGATCCACGTGGTTGCCCGGTCGGGCATCGACGTGTCGACGGCCCACACCGTGCGGCCGCCGCGCGGGATCTCGATGTCCTCGATACGGGTGTGCCGCGGCCGCCACTCCTTCGGAGCGATGAAAGAGACAACCTTGGACGTGACCCACTGGCAGAGCACCTCGGTGCGGTAGCTCGCCTCGAGCATGTCGCGTGAATCCTGGAGGCACATCTCGACGGTGATCTCGCCGTGCCCGATGCTGGGGTTCGCCTGCAGGATCGCGTCGACGTCGTCGAGCGCGCACCCGTCGGGCGCCGACCATTCAAACAGCGCCGACGTCGACGCAGCGATCTCGCCGTTCGCATACGCCTCGAGCTCGTCGAGCCCTCGGGACAGCCATTCCTCGATCTCGACGAGCAGGTTGGCGCGCAGCTTGCGGAGCACGACGGAGCGCACGTCGCCAGCGTTCGAGATGCCCCACAGCTGCGAGTTGAAGATGGCCTTCGTGGTCTGCGCGACGGAGTCCCAGGCGTCGAACGTCTGCTGCTCGCGCATCTCGTCCATCAGGACCCGCGCCGCCGCCTTGCCGCGGCCGCCCTTTCGGGATGCCGCGCGGACCTCGTAGTGGGCGCCGTTGCGGAGGTAGATCCCGGGCTGCCCGTTCTTGCGCTGGAGCTTCTGCACGAGCGCGGCGAGCGCCGGCACGTGACCGTCGTTCTCGAGGTCGCACCAGCGGCCGGTGAGGTTCCAGACGTCCTGGGCGGTGTCGAGGTTCTGCGCGGTGCCGAGCACTTTGAAGCGGAACGGCGGGAGCCGCTCCTCGAACCGGTCGGAGTCGACGAACAGCCACCAGGCGGCGAGGACTGCGGCGAGCAGGCTCTTGCCGTTCTGCCGGGCGACGAGCACGATGACTCGACGAAACCGGAACGTGCCGTCGGGGTTCAGCTCGAGCGCGTGGATTAGCAGCCACTTCTGCCACGGGTAGAGCACGATGCCGAGGAACAGCCGAGCGAACTCGATCACCTCGAAACCGAGCGATGTCTCCTCGGTCAGCGGCCGCAGTGGCCGCGTCCAGAGCCGGGGCTCTTCCGAGCCGACGAGCCCGGTGAAGTCAGACTCCCCCGCCTCCGCGACGCTTGGTCTTGAACTCACCGAGGTCAACCGGACCCTCCTTCGTGGCATCCGTCTCGGCCGGCGCATCCGGCGTCGGGAGGGATGCCTGCAGTGCGGCGCGCGCGGCCGGAGTCGCGCCGAGCTCGCGGAGCCCGTTCCACAGGTGCGGCAGCAGGTAGAGCGCCTTGGTCGCCTCAAGGGATGTGCCGTTCGCGACGGCGTGATCGATCTGGCGGGCGACCTGCCTGCACGATGCGACGAGTGCCTCGTCCGCGTCGACCAGCTCGAGCGCATCGAGCGACTTCTCGAGAGCTTCGCTGATGGCGTTCTTGATGCGGGTCGGTTCGCCGATCAGGCGCCGGCGGTCCTCCGCGATCTTCTGCACACGGTCGAACGCGGCGACGTCGCCGGCGAGCGCCTTCGGCCAGTAGACCCGGTGCAGCGTCTCGAGGCGCTCGAGGTCGAGGATGCGGGACGCGGTCTGATCGAGCGCGATCGTCGATGCATCGATCGCCTTCTGCACGACGCGCTGCGCCGCGGCCGCGGTCTTCACACCGATCTGCGCGGCGATCTCGTCGTACGTCCCGCCGGCCTTGAACAAGGTGAGCGCGATTCGCCGCGCCTCGCGTTCAGACATGCGCGACCGCGGTGAAGTCGACAGGCACACCGTCCCGGATGGGCACGATACCGGTGTGCTCCTGGAAACGCCGGCAGATCACGTCCGCGTAGGCGGTGTCCAGCTCGACGAGGAACGCCTTCCGGCCGAGCCGGTGCGCAGCGATCAGCGTGGATCCGGATCCGCCGAAGCCGTCCGCGACCCACGCGCCCGGTCGACACGAGTTGACGAGCATCGCCTCGACGAGCTCGACCGGCTTCATGGTCGGGTGCTCGGCCGAGCGCGATGGGCGCCGCACATCGAACACCGTCGACGAGCGGTTATCTCCATGCCAGTTCGGACCGCCGCGGCCGAGGCGACCCTCACCGCCCGGCGTAAAGCCGTACGCGATCGGGTCATGGTCGCGCTCGACCTCACCGGCGAGGATCGGCTCCGACTGGTAGTGGTAGTCGGCCCTGGACAGGACGAACCGATCCTTGACCCACATCAACGTCTGCCGGTAGCGGATGCCGAGCTGCTCCATCGCCGCCTGCAGCGGGACGCGCAGAACGTCGGCGTGCGCCACATAGACCGGGGCGCCCGGGCGGGCGAGCTGCACGGCCACCTCGAGGAACGCGAGAGACACGGCGATCGCCGCGGCCGGCCCGTCGTTCTGGATCGTCATGCCCGTGCCGCCGACGTACTCGACCCCATACGGCGGGTCCGTCCACACGCAATCCCAGAGCACACCCTCGGGCATTGCCGCGCGCACCGCTTCGAGATCTCCAGACGACCCGACGAGCAGCCGGTGAGGTCCGAGCATCCACACGTCGCCGGCGCGCGAGATCGTGTCCGCGGCATCCGGCAGCGCCGGCACGTCATCCGGCTCGGTCAGCGACACCGGTGTCGACAGGTGCGCGAGCAGCTCGTCGAGGTCTGACGCAAGGTACCCGGTGCCGTTGAGATCTCCGGCGGCCGTCATCGCGGCCGCGAGGTCGACCTCGTCGTACGAGCCGAGGTCGGCGAGCCGATTGTCGGCGAGCACGATGCGATGCGCGGTCGCGTCATCGACGTCGACGGTCGTCGCCTGCACCTTCGCCCATCCGAGCGAGCACGCTGCCAGGTACGTGTGGTTGCCGGCGAGGATCTCGTTCCGGCGGCCCGTGTGCGTCCCGACGTTCACGACGATCGGACGGTACTGGCCGTGCGCCTCGAGCGACTCCGCGATCGCGCGGACATCGCCCCGGCGCGGGTTGCGGTGGAACACCTGCAGCTCGGCGACGTCGAAAGACGTGACCGCGAGGCGACCGGCGACCGAATCGACCATCGAAGTGCCTCCTGCCTGCACGTGCGCGCGCGATGGGGGGTGCCGAAATGGCTGGGGAGAGAGGACCACGCCCCCGGAGCGTGGTCCGCCCCCGGGCCCGATCCTGGATTTTGGAGGGGGCGGGGGTTGCGCGGTTCGTTACGCGCGGATGAGTTGCCGTCTGGGGTTACCACCAGTCGGGCATGACGTTGCCGAGGTCTGCGGCGGGTGCGCCGTTGCCTCGTTGCTGGTTGCAGAGCGAGTGCGAGTGGCGGAAGTTGTCGGGGTCGGATTGCAGCTCGGGGTGCTCGGAGACGGTGAGGTAGTGGTCGAGGTTGTGGGAGTCGGGCGTCGTGTTGGGAGCGGCGACGTAGTCGATGCGTTCGCCGCAGAGCCAGCAGTTCGCTTCGGGGTCGCCGGCGGCGTCGAGGAGCTTGCCCTCTTCGAAGAACGCGTCGCGTAGTTCGTGGTCGAGGCGGGTGTTGGTGCGTTGGCCGCTCACGTCGTCGTGTCTCCTCGAGGTGGCAGGGCGCAGTTTGGGGAATTCGGGAGTCGAAGCTGATCGCGCGCGATGTAAGAGGTTGCTAGTTCCCTAGTTACTTGTATTCAAAGAGCTGGAGCTATTCGGAAAACTGCGCCCTACTGCGCCCTGTTGGGTGGATAACCGCGTAATCATGCGGCTGGATGAGGGCGGGGTTGTGGTTTTGAACTGCGCCCTAACTGCGCCCTGGCCGGTGAACTGCGCCCTGCTGGGTGGTGGGCAGGGCGGGGTTTGCAGGGCGGGGTTTGAGAGGCGCTCACGGCGTGGGCCGGTGAGCGCCTCTCGGATGTGGTGCAGGTACTCCTGGCCCAGGAATCGGGGGCGTCGTGAGAGTCCTTCGCGGTCGTGTCGTGCCCGCGTTGACACCGGTCTGGGGACCTCGACCGGGAGGAGCGGGCGGGCGGGCCCGTGAGGCGCGCAGTCGCCGCGGTCGGCTCGTACTCCCGGTCGAGGGATCTAGAGGGCGACGGTGTCGCCGTGGCTGGTGGTGACGGTCGACCCGTCGGTGGTGATGACGACGCTTTCGCGGGCTCGGCCGTCGTGGGTGTAGTGGAGGATGTCGCCGGGGCGGATGCCGTCTGCTTCGCCGACGGCGTAGATGCGAGGTGTGGTGGTGTCGATCCAGGTGAGCGCGGCGCGGGCTTCGTCGATGAGCGTGGCGGCGTCGTGGGCGAGGTGGCCGGTTGCTCGAGCGAGGACGTCGATGAGCTGCTGGAGGCCGGCGCGGTCGCGTTGGTCACGGAGGTGGGTGATGTTGCGGCGGTTGACGGCGAGGTAGCCGTGTCCGGGCTCGCGGATAGAGTCCACGGAGCCCTCCAATCGAGTCGCGTCGATGAGGGGGGTTAGGCCTCGGCGTGCGTTGGCGCGCGCGTCGGGGCCGTCAAGGGGCTGGTGACGCTGAAGGCCCCGGGAGCGGTGTGCTCGTCGAGGCCTTCAGCGTGGGGTGTCTGGGT